TTGTGCCGTTTCCCGGCTCGGTGTCGTTGTCTATTTCAGCCCGCAATAGCCCCGCATATTTTGGCAGTGCCGCATCCCAAAATGCGCTGGCATCTCCATCGAGCTCGGTCAATGTTTCCGAGCCTACTGGCTGGATTTTGTCAGCCGCGTAAAATTGGAGAAGTACATTGGCTGATGCTGTGATGTCGTCGTCTTCTTTGTCTATTGTTTCGGTTTCGGTGTAGTCGTCTGGCGACGGAAGCCCATACTTGGCAGATAATTCCATCTGTATTTTTTCTGGCGAATAACCAGCCATCGTCATTGTTTCGGCTGCCAATTTTGCAGCTTGCATATTGAGTTGTTGGCTTGGGTCGCGTGGGCTTGACACTGCAATTGTCACTCGTGGATAGAACCTTTGCAACGCCTGCGCCAATCGGTACATCATCGCGATTGCGCCCTGCATCGCAAACACATCCATCTGGGCATCTGCCTGCGCTCCGTAACCAACGCCGCCCCGGGTCTCGATGTCCATGATAGAGACACCGAACGCCAATGCCAACTGATTGATGGCTATTTCTCGCATTTTTGAGTAATCGTCCACGCTCATGCCCTGCCGCATTCTGAGCAGTGATGCCGAGATTGCATTGCCCGCGATAATGGTCGGGTCGCCGCCAAATTGTTGCCCAGCGTTCCGATTGCGTTCGATTTGTTTTAGTCGCTCATCACGGACCGATTGCGCCGCCGACTGGTTGACACCCGACAATGTGAGCAAGTCCCCCGCTTTGGCGTTGGCCATTTGCTCGATGCGGGCCGCTCGGTCTGTCAAGAATGCACTAATGGTACCCAGCACAATCCAAGTTGGTGATGTGCCCCAATTTTGGTTTCGGTCCTGCCCGGGTACAATTGGCGTGACGTGACTATTGTGCAGAAGCACAGTTCGCGTACCGCCCCCGTCGGGCGCGTTGTAAAAATATGGATACTCGACGCTGTTGGTCGGCGTGCATCGCAACGGATCCAGCAGGTAGGGCACTGGCGTGCCGTGTTTGGTCCAATCGACCGTCACGTACTCGACCGATTTCCCGCCAATAGTTGCTTTTTTAATCTCGATGCCATAATCTTTCCAAAGTGAAATATCGATATGTAATGGCGCGAAGGCCAATGCGCTGCCGCGGTTGTAAACCGACTGCTCAAAAATGAATTGCTGTAGCAACTGCGGCATGTCTGCGCGGGATAGCGCATCGCTAACGATTAATGCAGGATAGTCGCGCCCTGTAACCGTGAACGACGATGCTCCGACTTCGCGTGAAAATTTATTCAGCAGGCCCGTTAATTCAGGCAGTAGCGCACCGCCCAGGTCTTTGTCGGTGTAATTTATGCCCGCAATTTCGGCGCACATCAGCTCGGCCTCGACCGTGTACTTGTTCGGGATGACTAACCCACCGATGGCGGTACGCTCGCCTGTGCCATAGCCAATATAGCCGGGTGGGTTGTTGACGCACACACACGGATTTTCGCCGCAGGCGCAGCTCGCTGTACCAAAGCTGTTGCGCCATTTGTTTTTGCTTATTGTTTCTGCGCTCGGCAGTGGTAGTTGTCTTAGGTTTTTTATTTTCGGATTGCCCATGTTTTATTCCTACAGTACCGTGACTGCCCAATCGCCGGGCAATCCGTAACGCAACGCATCGCTAAAATCATCGCCGCCATTGCCGTTTTCGTCCGCGTTTGTTTTTGCTGGTCGCTCCGGGTTTCGTTCGTCTACTGGCAGGCTTTCTAGCGTGTCGATTAGATTATGGCAGTTTTTTGCCACCAATAAACGCTTGGATGAAAATAGGTTGAGCGCGATTTGCGCAGACGCAACAACGCTTCCGGGACCAACTTTTGCCGATATTGGCGCTAGCCCAGCCGCTTCGTATGTCGACCCAATCGTGCCACTGCCATATATTCGCTCTGCGAACACATCCCCGCCGCATAACATGTCGATTCGCCCAGCGTCAATTCCTAGTTGTTGGCATCCAGCGATGATGTCAGATGCAATTTCTTCAGGCGGTGTTTTTCGATGTCGCCATTCGCGCAAAACAGCCGTATTTCCGTGAAAATTACACCACAGCAGCGTTGCCGCTGGATGCGAATTGCCCCAATCGTGCGACAACCAAAATGTGTCCGCTATTTTTAGCACATCGCGCTGCTCGATTTTATTGGCTGATGTGAATGTGTCGTAAAATTGACCAGCCGCAACATCCCAGTTGCCATCGCGCCACATTTCGCCCAGTCGACCACCGAGCGATTCCAGCCGATTAGCGTACCCAACATCATTGTATCGATTATCGCGGTATGTGGCAAACACGAAGTTGTCGCTGTTGATGAATCGTGACTTGAACCAACCGTGCCCGACGCCGCCCGGATTGGCAGTTAACATCATGAGCGGCATCCATCCGATGATATTTGAGCGTAACGAACCGCTCAATAGCTCTATTGTTCTAAACGGCAGCTGTGTCGCTTCTTCGATGATAATCAAGCCGTATTCGATTCCCTGATAACGGTCTATGTCGCCGGGTTTACTAAAATAACCGTTCTCGATACGACTGCCGTTGCTCAGCACGATCAGACCGCTCGTTTGATTGTATTTGTGCCGCACACGCCCTAAAAATCGTTTGCGTAAATCATCCAGCGAATTTTTGCCGGCTACTCCGATTTTGCGCAGGAACAAAATTTTTATTCCCGGATATAGCAGCGCGAATACAATTGCTTGCGCGAATGTCGCAGCTGTTTTGCCGCCGCCACGCGCCCCGCCGTATCCAACATCATTGCCGTCCATACGCCCGCACAGCGCGTGAAATTTTAGCTGCTTTGGCTGCGGCTGATAGCCAATTTGCGCGAATGTTTGAACCATCGCACGCGATAGTCCTGCGCGGTGGGCAGCTGCTAGATACTGTTTGCTAATCATAGCCGTACTGCTCATCGATTGCCGCCTTTGTCGCGTCATCAAGCGGCGGAATTATCTGCTCGGTCGTTGTGGGTGCTTTCTGTGCCAACATCAAATCTATCGCTTTTGAGCTATATTCATCTGGATATTTGCATTGCAATAGCCATCGCGCCGCCTTCCAGTCTGTTTTTGCCGCCGAGCGAACAACAGCCAATAGAGACTGCTTTCCCTTTATTTCGGCACGCAGCAGGTCGTTGCAAAAAGCGGTATACTCGGTGCTTCTTCCGTCGGCCGCGTCTTTTTCGCCACGCTCTCGCCAACGATGTATCGTTGATCTACAAACACCAGCCAACACAGCCGCGTCTGACAGCGTCATGCCAAGCTGTAGATTTTGCGTTATGATTTGCGTTATGTCCCTGCTTAATTTTGACGGCCTGCCGATGGCTTGGCGTTTAATGGTCATATTTTAGATAGCCACTGACTATAAATTTGGTGTGATAATTGCGCCATCATTACTGGTGGAACACTCATGCCAACAATGTATTCTACTTTTTGATTGCCAAAATTATAATCTATCGGGAAAGTACATGCAAAAATGTAATCGCTATCACTGCACTTCATACCGTCAAAATCACGGTACACACTAGCGTTCGCCATAATTGTGTTGCAAACTTCGGTGTCGCGTATAATTACTTCGGTGAATCTGGTATTTTTTTTATACAAGCGCATATTTATATCTGCTAAATTTTTATCAGATTTTACTCTATGCTTCATCAGCTCTGCAGCTAGCAATGTTGGCGCTTCAGTACTGACGCTAGATCTAAACTCGCCAAACGCTATTGGTTTTTCACTAAAATTCAACACTAGCTTGTTCAGCCCAAGATCTTTGCGCTGACAAACAAAAAATACGCGCTCACGCTTTTGCGGAACGCCCATCGACGCAGCGTTTAGTAAAAATATCTGAACCTTATATCCGGCATCGTCAAAGTTGTCGTATATTTTTTTTACATAAGCCTTTGCGTTGCCAACTAATAGTCCGCGCACATTTTCGGCGATAACTATTTTTGGCTGTAACCGCTTCGCGAGAGCAATATACTCAAAAAACAAATCGTCCAAAACCTGATTGGCTTGACCCTCCCTAAAAATTTTCTTTTTCCCCCAGCCATTTTCACGTGAGCCAGATATACTAAAACTGCTACACGGTGGCGAGCCATCCAGTATGTCAATGTCTAATAACTCCGGCGGCAATGTTTCGCGCCTAACAAACTGTCTGATATCTTCATTGTACAGGTATCGTGGCTTGTGGTTTGCGCTATATAAACTAGCGACCGCTTTGTCTATCTCGACGCCGCCTATATGGTCGTACCCAGCAAGTTTGTACCCCATTGTTGAGCCGCCACCGCAAACAAATGTCCCAAAAACTTTTTTGCCGTGATACTCAATGCCGCTGGCCGGATATCCATCAGCCAACTTCCACCGATAATTAAATTTGTGTATCATATTACCCCGGTTAAATACCCGCAATCAACGTACACGGATCCTGAATGCATGTAAAATGACGATATACTGCAAACAAGATTACTTATATGATAGTCAAAGTCAAACATTTTTAAGAATTTTTATTATCGAATCTTCGGCGTTTTCGCCGAGTGCTTTTTTGACGAATAGGTAATCATCAAGCTTGAAACGAAGTTCAAGTACAACTAAGTCACTAATAGATTCGATATCTATTTCATTATTTTTTTTTGAATAATCAGTATCGCCAAACAATCCAGAGCCAGCCGCTATATTATCCGCCAATGCAGCCAGATCGCCGCCAAGTGTATCATTTGCGTCAAGGAGCTGTGATAAAAGCTCTTTATCCCATTCAGCCATTGCAGCTATCGGATCGTATGTCAAGAGCATTTGGTC